CCTACCTATGGCTTGAGGTGCACAGCCCAGGGGCCATCGAGAACATGCTATGGGTTCTCCGGTCCGGGCAGTCGCTGGGGACGTGGACCTTTGAACCGGAGCAGGACCGGGTACCGATGGACGCGTGCGAGCGGTTGGCCGGTACGCCAGAGGTCATGGCCACAGGGGTCGATGAGATCCTGCTGGTCCACGCCAGGAACGAAGAGACGGACGCGTCGGCATGGGGAACGTCCGACTACTACCCGGTTGTCGAGCTGATGGGGGAGATCCACAACCGGAGAACGCAGAGAAGCCGGGTTCACGACAAGCACGTAGACCCGGTGGTCTACGGGCCGGACATCAGCGATGAGGAAGCCAAGGTGCAGCTCCGGGAGAACAAGTATATCACCATGCCGCCAGGTGAGGTAGCCCCACCCATGGGGTATCTGGTGTGGGACGCTGGATTGTCGTCCGTAGACTCCGCCATTCTTGACCTGACTCAGTCGTTCGCCAATGTGACCCGTGTCGATCTTGAGGCGTTGCTGGCCCACCTGGCTACGACCGAAGAGTCGGGCAGGGCCATTCGGATGCGCCAGATGACGACGCAAACCACGGTCAAGGGGAAGCAAACCGAGTGGGCCTACCCACTGGCGAAGATCATCTCCCTGGTCACCAAGCTTAGTGTTGCGGTACGGGAGAAGGGGGCGCAGGCTGAGGTAGCCCTCGACATACCGGCTGAGGTGGCTGTTGTCGAACCGGAGGACGTGGACATATTATGGGGTAGTGGGCTTCCGGAGGACCGGCAGGAAGAGCTGGCGGAGGCCGTCACCATGAAGGACCTCGGTATCCTGTCCAGAGCCCGTTTGGCGTCCCGTGTGTTAGGGCTTTCCATCGAGGAAGCGCAGGCATTGGTGGATGAAGCCGACGCCGACGCGGCAGCGGCCCAGCCCTCTTCCCTGCCTTGGGAAGGAACATAACCTATGGCGGTCTCCCCCGAGGGGTTCTTGCCTATCTTCGCGCAGGCTAAGGGCCTGGGGGATGAATACGTGTCCGCCATGATCCAGGCGTACACCGTGGCGGAGGAACGGCTGGCAGCGGCGGCGGAGGGCCTATGGGCTGTAGCCCTGGATGAGACCAAACCCACGGACTGGCGCAGGGCGTTTGCGGCCCAGCAACTGGCTCAGGTTCGGCACGTGATCGCCGGGCTCAAGAGCCAGAACGACGAGTTCGGCTGGTGTCTTGAGCAGCTCTACGCCTTGGGGTACTCATCGGTCGAGGGGTACCTGAACCCTGGTGGCCTTAGCAAGATGGCCCATCCTGGGGACGTTACCCAGATGGACCTTGGGATGTCGGCCCTTGCCCGCCGTGAGATCAACGCCCTGGTGGCCTCCTCGGTCACCAAGTTGAACCACCTTAGCGGAGGTGTCGGACGAGAAGTCGAAGATTTGTATCGTGCTTCTGCCATGAAAAGTAAGATCACTTCCCTGGCCACAGGTTTGACAGTTGTTCAGAGCAGGAAGACGCTAACCCGGCAGATCAGGCTAGGTGTCCTACCCATACGGAAGGCGCTGGCCGCTGGGGCACGGGCTGGGAGGTCACCCGACGACGTACTGGCGGACCTGGTCAAGCAGGGGCAGATCAGCGAGAAGATGATATCCAGCATAAAGCGGCTTCCGGAGACCGGCGGGACCGGGAGCGGGGTGGCTAACTGGCTAAAGAGCCGCGCGGCGGTTACCGAGTTCGTGGATAAGACCGGCCGCCGGTGGGGGATGGGCCGGTACGTTGACATGGTGTCGAAGACCATGACGACGGAAGCCCAAGATAAGGGCCTTGAAGCGTGCATGAGGGAGTCCGGCCAGGACCTGGTCAAGGTAAACCCTCACCCAGGCACCTGCAAGAAATGTGAGAGGTGGGAGGGGAGGATTCTCTCACTTTGGGGCAAGACACCTGGCTATCCCACTCTCGCAGAAGCGAAGGCCCAGGGGTTCCGACACCCGAAATGCCGACACGTACTGATGCCCCACATAGCTGGGATAGGGAAGTACAAGGCCCAGATAAAGAAGGCCTATGCTTCCCCCACAGGAACGATAACCGGGACGCCAAGGCAGCACCATCTTACCGCCCAGATAAAGGCCATAGCCGACAAGAACCCCAGGGCGTGGGCGGAAACGACCAACGCCTTGGTCGACGCTGGCTCGGCCACCATGATGGAGAAGCTTAGCTTCATGGACCTAGTGAAGAAAGCGAGGCGGGAAGAGAGGAAGAAGGGCGCCCAGCCGGTTCCCCTGCTTGAGCTGGCCGCCTTGGTTCCCCCGGATCGGTGGAAGGATCTAGTGGTTCCGGGCTCTCCTCCCCTGTCTGAGTGGTATCAGCAAGAACTAGTGAGAGCTCAGGAGGACGCTGCGAAGTAGGAAGAAGTCCGTGGAGGTGCGATGGTGAAGTACCTGGTGTACCTGCTGTCTCCCGGTAGGGTTCGGCATGTGCTGACCGTTACCCCGGACTGGCGGGTGTTGACTGCCGATCCGGAACGGCGCCTTGCGCGAATGGCCAACGCGGTACCGGATGAGCAGTACGCCAGGGAGTTGATCGCCAGGCTGGTGGATAGGCAGGGGTTCTCCGTGTCTGAGGTTGTGGACGCGGCGGAACCACAGGAGATGGTCCCGGAGGCCCGGAGGGACCCGGACGACCCGGCAAGCATGGAGGACCGATGGGAGATCGCACCGTCGGTCGTAGTAAGACACTGATGGGAAAAGACAGCATGGACGAACAGACCGTTGATTCCGTGGCCCCAGCCCACGACCCGGCTCCGATAGTGCTGGTTGGCTTCATGGCCGGTATCCCGGCGGTTCTGACAAGCCACTACACTTCCGCCATGAGAGTGGCCGCCACCACGGCGCACGTGCTGGCCACGCAGGGGAAGATGGCCGCATTTGCCTTCCCCACCACTACGGACCACGCCCAGGCCCGGAATGCCCTGGCTGATACCGGCCTGGCCTACGGGACGGAATACGTCTTTTTCGGGGACTGCGACCAGACCTTCGACCCGACTACCGTTCTCCGGATGATGGAGGTAATGAACGCCGGGGGACTTGACGTTCTGACGGGGGTCTACTTCATGAGGGGGAACGCCCTGCCAGTTCTTTACCGGCTGGACGAGGGGAAGGACGTGGGGAAGGGCGGCGGGCAGCAGGGGTTCAAGCAGATCGTCCGGTATCCCAAGGACGGGATATTCGCTGTCGGCGGTTGCGGTGGAGGCTGCCTGATGGTCCGGACTAGCACGTTCGCCAAGATGCGGGACGTGCTGGGCCGCAGGCCCTTCGACAACCGGATAATGGTAGGCGTGGGATGGATAATGGAGGATCTGTCCTTCGCCCTGAACTGCCACGAGCTCGGGGTGTCGATCTGGTGTGATCCCACCATAGTGTCAGGGCACCTGGTGGTCAAGGAGGTGACCGACACCGACAACGCGGAGGCGAAGTACGCGGGGGAGACGATAGTCAGCGAGACATCCATCATGATTGACGGAAACCAGGAGGCGTTATATAATGGCCACGAACGCTACCGAGGAGAAGACCTCGGGCGAGGGTACTGGCGCCCGTAAAGACAGCCAGGACGCCCCCACCGGCGGGGACAAGAAGCCGGGCGGAGACACCACGAACCACGCTGACCACGAAACGAAGACCGGACACCCCGTGTATACTGGGGTGTCCCAGGAGACCATCAACCGGCTGGACGCCAAGCACAAGAGCGAGATCCGTTTCCTGACTGAGCAGAACACCGCCATGGCAAACGAGTTGGCCGCGTTACGGGCCGCCGTGGAGGAACAGAAGAACGCCGGTCTGTCGGAGTCGGAGCGGCTCCAAGCGGAAAACGCGAAGCTCAAAGAGGACGCGGCCAAGGCCAAGCACGACGCCGAAGAGGCGAGGCAGAAAATGATGATCTTCGACCTGGTCTCTCGCCACGCCCCCACACTGCCGGTTCCGTTTCGGCAGCTGGTCTCCGGCAAGGACGAGGACACTATCATGGAGTCCATCACCGCCTTAGTGGCGGAGCACGACAAGCTGAGGGACGCGTCTATCCGGGGTCTGGCCCACATGCCCCTGGATGAGGTAAAGAAACAGTACGGGTCGATCATCACGCAGCTTGCATCTGCCCTAGCGGAGGACGCGGAGCAGAAGCAGCCGCCGGGGGACGTGGGGTCCCAAGCGGGACAGAGCCAGTCCGGGCAGGTGACTCCCCCACCCTCGTGGGCCAAGGGGCAGGGAGGCCAGACCCTGTCAGCCTGGCTATCTGAGCGCAAGAGACGAGGCTACCCCGAACGGTAGCCATCCAAGAAACACCGGGAGGAAACAATGGCCATCACCTCGACCACCACCTTGGCGGATCTCGTTCCGGAGGTCACCGCCGAAGCCATGTTCTGGTTCACGCAGGCCAGCTTGTTCTACCCCGGCCAGGGGAGAGCTCGGCAGTTCCTCCAGACTGAGGACCTGCGAAACTCTCCGGGCCTGTCGTACCCGTTCGGCAAGTACGCGGCCATCGAGATGGGGGACGCCGTCGAGGGCGTGGCCTACACGGATACCCAGGCCCTCACCGCGTCTACCACGACGGTAACGGCGTCCGAGAAGGCCATCGTCGTTCCGGTCACGGACCGGGTCAAGCGCTCCGTGCATATGGGCGGGGACCGTTTGATTCAGGACGTCGGGCGGGCCATCGGGCTGGCCGCCGCCACGAAGTTCGACAAGGACGTGTTCTCCCTGTTCGCGTCCCTCGGCTCCTGCCTCATCACGACCAACAACCCGATCACCCACGCTATGTTCCAGAAGTACATCACCACGCTGGCCGAGAACAAGGCCCCGAAGCCCTATGCGGCCTTCATCTCCCCCTGGGCGTGGCTGGAGTGGGTGACGGAGTCCGGATCGCCACTCCCGGATTCCTCGAAGTCCTCGCGGGCTGGCGAGGCCATCTGGGAGGATTTCTTCGCCGGGAACATCATGGGCGTGGACATCTACACCCATGCCGACATCCCCACGGCGAACGCGGCTGCGGACCGGGACGGGGCGTTCATGTGCCCCTGGGCCATCGGGTGCGTCCTGAAGGCTGACCTGTCGATCGAGCCGTCTCGCGAGCCCCTGAGCCGCCTCACTCAGTACGTGGCGACAGCCGAGTGGGGCCTGGGCGTCATTGACGCCACCATGGGCTTCCGGATGTTCTCCGACGCCGACTAATCCGCCCCACCGACTCCCAGGAGGGACAAGAACCATGGCGCTAGTCTACCTGCCGCTGCCGCCCGAAGACGAGCGGGCACCAGCGTACGTCGAGCAGTACATGGCCGAGGGGGTGGACATCGAGGCCCTGTGCGTTCGCATGGGCTGGCTGTCCTCGTGCCCCAAGGACGTCCCGGTGTACGACACCAAGGGGAGCCTGATCAGCGAACCCGAGGCCCCGGAGTCGCCACCGGCCCCAACGGCGAAGCCCAAGGGCAAGTAGCCCTAGGGGAACAGCGACAACAGCTCAGGAGGCAAACCAATGGCTCTCGGACAGGACATTGCACCTCTTTCCCTTGACGTTCATCTCCCGGCATTCACCGCCGCGTCGATGAATCAGCCCGTTGGCGCCCTCGGGCGTCGAGCGCGCATCGAGTCCGTCGGCCTGGTGGCGGCAACAACTATCACCGGGCACACGACCAACTATTCCACCCTGTCCCTCATCAACCGGGGGACGGACGGGTCGGGAACTACGGTGGTGGCCACCCTGGCCTTCACGAGCGGCGTGGACGCGGCCGCCGGTGTGCTGAAGGATCTCACGCTGTCCCCCACAAAGGCAAACCTGGAGATTGGCGCCGACGACATCCTGGCGCTCACGTGGGTTGAGGCCGGAACCGGCCTCGACCTCCCGGCCAGCCTGGTCTCCATCAAGTACGGCGACGGGTACGGTGGGGGTATCTAATGCCTGTAGTGATCTGCACGCCAGCGGGGGCCACGGATAACAGCTACGTGAGCGAGGCCGACGCGGCGGAGTTCTTTTCCGCTAGGTTGGACTACCCGAAGTGGCTGGCCCACACGGTGGAAGACCGCCAACGAGCTCTGATCCAGGCCACCTCGGACATCGAGGCCCTGGGAGGGCACAAGGACGCGGTCACCGCTGATCGGGCACGGTTCAAGGGGGCGCCTGGGACTACGACCCAGGCGCTGTTTTTCCCCCGCACCACGGACTACGGTACGACGGGTGCTATCATCCCGGTGGACGTGGTCCGGGCAGTGTGCCTTCAGGCGATGTACCTACTCGACATCAAAAGCCTTCCGGACGTGGTCAATCGGTCCCGTCTTCGGTCTCAGGGGGTCCGATCATTCTCGATTGAAGGGCTCAGTGAGACCCTCGGCGGGACCGATTGCCCGGAGGGACTTTGTTCTGCGGCGTGGGCCATCATGCGCCAGTATGTTCGGGTGGGGTATCCAACGGAGTGAGGGGACGGCGTGGTTGAGGTCAAGATAGTAGGGATGGAAAAGCTGGAGGCCGAACTGGCCGCTGCTGCGTCCCTCCCTCAGGGGGTACTCAAGGGGGCAAGGGATTTCCTCCACGATCGCATGCTAGCCGTCATGGCGGAAGCGCAGGAGCACACTCCCTGGCGGACCGGTACCCTGGCGGAGAGCGGCCGAGTGGAGACGACAATCAGCAACGCTACCGGCATTCGAAGCGTGGTCACCTTTGGCCATGAAGCGTCTGCCTACGCGGAGGTCCAGCATGAGCGCGAAGACTTCAGGCACCAAGAGGGACGGCGCCATCACTATCTATACGGTTCGTCCGCGTCCGCATGGGAAACCCTCCGGAAGGCCGTCGAGCACGACCTCGCCGAAAAGGCCAGAGAACTGACGGAGAATGCCCTGTCGTGAGCTACGTCAATGCCAGGTGCCAGTTCGAGGTCCCGATTGGGGATAACGCCTTGCAGCGAACCAGGGGCGTGTCCCTCAGCGACGAATATCCCTGTTCTTTCCGACAGATGACGATGGCGGCGGAGCAGAGCGCGTTCGGGGTCGTTGGTGTCGGTACCTACCGGATTCGCGTCAACTGCGGCCTCGACGTGCGGGTGGGGTGGCGGGTGAACGTGTCGACGAATGAGGGAAAGAAATACACGGCAGTGGTTCGACGCACCTCTAAGGTGTATCATCTGGACTTAGTGGTGGAAGCTGTCTGATGGCCGCTGACTTCCTGCACATGGAAGAGCTGGTAGACGCCGTGATAGGCGCCCTGAACGGGTACGGCGTGAACCACGAGGGTGGCCTCCCGGTTAGTTGGTTCACCTACACGGACGGGAACCCATCCCCTCCATTGGTCCTGCTGGACCACGGGGATCTGTTCCGCTATCCTCCGGACACGGACCTAAGTTCCCTATGTCCTAGTATCCTGGTCCGAGGGATGGAGTCTACGTTGGTCGGGCCTACCACCGGGGGACAGAAGAATATCCTCCACACGATACGGGTGGTGCACCTTCGGGCTAATGACCAAGGGATAGCTCTGGACGGAACGGCGGAGCCTAACCCGGTTCGGGCGGCGGAGGCCAGCCTAAAGACCATCATTCGTGCCCTGTTCCGGGACGACAAATGCCGCCTGGCCCAGATCGAGG